GGCCAGGTCGTGCGCGGCGTCGTGGTGACGGTGCGCTACGACGCAAAGAACGGAGACAGCCCGGCCAGCCTGGCGGTCGAGCTGGAGGTTTGAGACATAAGGGAAGGACGGCGAGGGCGTGTTCCGGTTCAAAAAGAGCGTGCCGGTGAGTTATGAACGGCAGGGCTACATCTATTTCAAAAGCCGATGCTACCGAGAGCTTGGGCAGCGAGAGCAGCACCGGCTACTCAACCTGTGCCTGAGCGCCGGCGGCGAATACTACCAGCCGCTTTTCGAGTTCGTGACATCGAACGAGGGCGCAACGGCGATCTGCCTGCGGCACCACCTGAGCAGGAGCACGCTGGAGCGCGCCGTGAGGAGATACTACACGGACTTCCCTGCTGATCTTTAGGTTTTGCATCATGCCGCCGTCTGCGGACGGCGGCGAGCTGGAGAACCCAACACTATATTAAAAATCACACGCGCGCGCACGCGCGTTTTCGGGCTCGGTAAGAGCCTAAGTTTTCAACCATCTGCACCGGGAGGAGGGGCAAACGTGAAAGAGGGCTATTGGGTGGTCCGCACATACGAGTCCGGGGCCGTTGGAGAGAAAACGAAGTTTTGGGTACAAGGGGCCCGGCCTTCCAGACGGAACAAGCGCAAGGAGAAAAGCGAGATCAAGAAGCAGGAGCAGAATGAATACTCCGCGCTGAAACAGATGGCCCGCCTCCTCAACGCAAACTTCCACAAGGGGAACCTGCTGCTGGGCCTGGACTATTCCCCGGCCGGCATGGAGAAGCTGGAGGCGTACATAGCGGAGCACCCATTCCCTGCTGCGGAGAGCGGAGACGCGGAAGCAGATCACCTGGAGCAGCTGCGCCTGGCAGCTGATCGGGAAATGAAGCTGTGCCTGCGGAGAGTGAAACGCGAGCTTGCGAAGGCGGGCGTCGCTTTGAAATACATAGCACTCACATCGGACATGGACGGCGACACCGGCGAGCAGGTGCGCGTGCATCATCACCTGGTCGTCAACGAGGAGGCGCGTGACGCCTTCACGATGAAGTGGCAGGAGCTGGGCGGCGTGGACTGGAGCCCGCTGAGCGGACAGGAGGACTACACGCCGATCGCGGAGTATCTGCTGCGCCAGGTCCGCCATGTGCCGGACGAGAAGAAGTACGTCTCCTCGCGGAACCTGGTGAGGCCGCAGCCAAAGGACCGCGTTGTGATCTCCGACGCAGAGATCCGCGTGCCGAAGGGCGGGCGTCTGCTGTTCCGCGGAGAGTTCAAGCCGGGCAGGCCGCAGTACATCCGCTACATCATCCCGGAGGAAAAGCGAAAGACTCCGCCGGGAGCAGAAGAAACCGCATAAGAGTCAGAAAGCTCCCGCTGCATCGGCGGGAGCTATGCCGGCATGGAGTTTTTCGACACGACAACGCGGGCGCGGGGGCGCCGTGCGCGTGCGTGCGTACTTATGCAAAATCACGCAGTAAAGGCGAATAGCTTTACAGAAACTTTTGGAAGGAAAAAACAGGAGAAGCACCCGCAAAGCCGCTAACCATGCGGATTGCGGGACTTTTCATGCCCTGCAAAAGTTGACGGTTCGAGACGCGGCTTTTCTGCTAACGTGGTATTGGAGGTAAAAGGTCCTGCGGCGTCGAAGGCTTGCGTGCCTACGCGGGGTATTCATGTAGGCGTCCGCAGGGACCGACTCCACGGAAGGAGGCGGCCACGATGGCGAGGCCGAGGACCTATACGGCGGCCAAGCTCCGCAAGGCCGTCAACAAATACTTTGACAGCATCACGCGCGAACGAGCTGCGACGGAGCTGGTGGACAGCGGCGAGAGAGACGACAAGGGCCATGTGATCTACGAGCCGGCGGCGATCCTGAACAAGCGCGGCGAGAAGGTCATGCTGGAGGAGTACATCGTGCCGCCAAGCGTGGCGGACCTTTGCGCTTTCCTGAAAATCCACCGGGCGACCTGGGCCAACTACAACAACCACGAGCTGTACCCGGACCTGGAGGAGATCACGAGCGAGGTCTACGACCGCATGAAGGCGTGGAACGAGCGCGAGCTGCTGACACGGCCGGGCAAGGACATCAAGGGCATCGTGTTCAACCTACAGGCCAACTACGGCTACGGCGGCGAGAAGGCAGAGATCGAGCTGGGCGAAGGCGCCAGGAAGGTCATGGCCAGCGCGTCGATGGCAGAGCGGAAGGCCCTGCTGGACGAGCTCATGGAGAAGTTCAGAGCGGAGCGTGATGGCGCATGACCGCCACCATGACAGAGGAGCAGCTGGACCGATACCTGGACGCGGCGCTGTGGTGGGAGAACATGAAGGCCACCAACAACGAAACCTTCCTCCCGCTGCTATTCGACGAGCACCGCTTCCTGGTGCTCAAAGGCGGCGGCGGCAGCGGCAAAAGCATCTTTGCCGGCCGGAAGATCCTGGAGCGCGTGACGACGGAGCCGGGGCACCGGTGGCTGGTATGCCGCAAGGTCGCGCGGACGCTGCGCGAGAGCTGCTTCAAGCAGCTGCGCGCCCAGGCGTATCAATACTACGCCGGCGAGATCGAGTACATCCCGAAGGGCGAGAGCGGCGATATGTATATGCGCTTCCGCAACGGCAGCGTGATCCTGTTCTCCGGCCTGGACGACGTGGAGAAGCTGAAATCCATTTACAACGTGACGGGCGTGTGGATCGAGGAAGCGAGCGAGTTGAACGAGGGCGACTTCAACCAACTGGACGTTCGACTTCGCGGCGAGACGAAATACTACAAGCAGATCATTCTCACGTTCAACCCGATCTCCATTACCCATTGGCTCAAACGCCGGTTCTTTGACCGGCAGGACGAGCGCGCGACCATACACGAGAGCACCTACAAGGACAACCGCTTCCTGGACGAGGAGAACATCCGCACGCTGGAGGGCTTCCGGGAGACGGACGAATACTACTACATGGTCTACTGCCTGGGCCAATGGGGCGTGACGGGCAAGACCATTTTCAACGCGAAGGCCGTGAGCGAGCGCCTGGAGGCGATCAAGGACGCGAAGGTGCGCGAGGGCTTCTTCCAGTACGACGAGGCGACGGACGGGATCCACGTCTCCAACTGGAGGTTTGTGGAGGAGGACGGCGGGCCCGTTCGCATCTACGCCGAGCCGGGCGAGGGCCGGCCGTATGTGATCGGCGGCGACACGGCGGGAGACGGCAGCGACTGGTTTGTGGGCCAGGTCCTGGACAACATCACCGGCGCGCAGGTCTGCACGCTGCGCCACCAGTACGACGAGGACACCTACGCCAAACAGCTCTATTGCCTGGGGATGTACTACAACGAGGCGCTGCTGGGCGTGGAGACAAACTTCTCCACCTACCCCGTGAAGATGCTGGACCTCATGGGCTACAAGAAGCTGTACGTCCGCGAAGTGGAGGACGACTTCGACGGAAAGATCAAGCACGCCTTCGGCTTCCGCACGGACAAGCTGACGCGGCCGGTGATCCTGAGCGAGCTGGTGCGCGTGCTGCGCGAACACATTGGGATCGTGAACGACGAGGAGACGCTGCTGGAAATGCTCACCTTCATCCGCAACGAGAAGCTGCGGCCGGAGGCAGAGGAAGGCGCGCATGACGACTGTGTGATGGCGCTGGCAATCGCCCATTACATCAGGCCACAGCAGAGCATGAGCGTCCGGCGCGCAAAGGAGGACGGCGTGGCCTGGACGAGCGATATGTGGGACGACTTCAACCGGGCAGACGACGAGGGGCGCGAGTTCCTAATCAAGCTGTGGGGCGAGCCCAAACGATAGGAGGACAACATGGCACGAAAGAAGAAAGCGGCCAAGAACGCGAAGCTGGAGCTGTGGCAGAAGCGCCTGGCAGACAGCAACAGCAGCTACGACGCGGAAGTGCAGAAGATGGACGACCGCGAGCGCCTGTATAACGGCGACCGCACGCTCCAGCCCCTGGTGCCGGGCGACACGAAGAAAAGCGGCGAGCGCAAAAAGACAAGCCACGTCCGCAACATCGTATTTGAGAACATCGAGGCGCAGGTCAGCTCCTCCATTCCGCAGCCGAAGGTGACGCCGCGGCGGAAGCAGGACGAGCAGCTGGCGGACATCATCGAGCACTTCCTGCGGAACGAGCTGGACCGCCTGCCCTTTGAGACCATGAACGACATGGCGGAGCGCACGGTGCCCATTCAGGGCGGCGTGGGCTTCCTGGTCGAATGGGACAACGGCAAGAGGACGCACAACACCGTGGGCGAGGTCACGGTCAGCGTGATCCACCCCAAGCAGTTCGGCCCGCAGCCTGGGATCTATACCGGCATCGAGGACATGGACTGGTTCATCATCAAGGTCCCGACGACGAAGGAGGCCGTCAAGCGCAAGTACAACATCGACGTGATGCTGGAAAGCGAGAGCGAGCCGGAGGTCAGAGGCACCGGCAGCGAGGACACGGCGGAGGCCGCGCTGACGCAGTACATCGGCTTCGAGATCAACGACCGCGGCTGCATCAACCGCTATTCCTGGGTGAACGACGTGGAGCTGGAGGACCTGGAGAATTACCAGGCGAGGCGCCAGCCGGTTTGTAAGAAATGCGGCCGCGTGCGTCCCCTGCCCGGCCAGATCATCAAGAACACCGTGGCGGACACGCTGGGCAATCTCCTCCCCGATCCGGCGCACGGCTTCGCCGGCGCGCTGATCCCGGAGGACGTGGCGACGGAGCGGATGGCGGGACAGATCATGGCGGCGGACATGGCCGAGGCGAGCATGAGACGCCTGCCTTCGGCGGGCATCATGGCCGGCATCGTGGTCAAGCCGGGACAGGCGCCGGAGCCGGAACGCTACACCGGCGGCCCGTGCCCCTGGTGCGGCAGCGAGGAGTGGACGAGCGAGGAGCAGGAGTTCGAGCAGGTCATGGTTCCAATCGAGACGAGCCGCGGCCTAAAGATCCCCGGTATGCACCCCGGCCTGGACGAGAACGGCATGGCGGTCATGCAGCCCACGCTGATCCCGTTTTACAAGCCGGACCTCTACCCCATTATCCTCCAGCGCAGCGTGAGCGTCTATGGGCAGCTGCTGGGCAATAGCGACGTGGACGTGATCCGCGACCAGCAGAACACCGTGAACCGCATGGAGCAGAAGATCATCGACCGGCTTGTGAAGGCCGGCACGCGCATCACGCTCCCGGACAAGGCGAACCTGCGGACGGATCCCGAAGATGGCGAGCGGTGGTACATCGGCAACGCGGCCGACAAGGCCATGATCGGCGTCTACGATTTCAAGGGCGACCTCCAGTACGAGCTGGCCTACCTGGCCGGCGTGTACGAGGAGGCGCGGCAGCTCCTGGGCATCACGGACAGCTTCCAGGGCCGCAAGGACTCCACGGCCACGAGCGGCAAGGCAAAGGAATTTGCCGCAGCTCAATCGGCGGGACGCCTGGAGAGCAAGCGCGTGATGAAGAACGCGGCCTATGCCACGTTGTTCGAGCTCATGTTCAAGTTCTGGCTGGCCTACTCCGACGAGCCGCGGCCGGTGAGCTACAAGAACAGCGAGGGCGAGACGGAGTACGCGGAGTTCAACCGCTACGACTTCCTGGAGCAGGACGAGGACGGCGGCTACTGGTGGAACGATCAATTTCTCTTTAGCTGCGACACGAGCGCGCCGCTGGCGAGCAACCGGGAGGCCATGTGGCAGGAGACGCGCATGAACCTCCAGACCGGCGCCTTCGGTGATCCGCAGCAGACCGACACGCTGATCCTGTTCTGGACCAAGATGGAGGAGCTGCACTACCCCGGCGCGGCGACGACCAGGAAATACCTGGAGGAGCGGCGGGAGCGCGAGCAGCAGATGGCCATGATGCAACAGCAACAGGCGGCGCAGGCCCAGCTCATGCAGCAGCAGGCGGCCATGCAGCAGCCGGCCAACCAGGTCCAGGTGCCGGCGGAGCTCCAGGGAGCTATCGAGCAGAAGGCACAGCAGGACGCGCTGGCAGCCGTCAACGGCCAGAGATAAGGGCAATACCGAAGGGACGCCTTCGGATGCTATACGACGCATGGGAACGCGGGAAAATCCCAAATCGAAAGAAAGGAGGCACAGCCACCATGAGCGATAAGAGCGCATACGTCGGCAAGATCAAGAACGGCGGCACGCAGGTCGTGAAGGCGCCCATCCAGACCACGGACGCGAAGAAGGGCACGGTCAAGACCGGCAAGGACCTCCGCGCGGGCAGAAAGTAAGCCCAAATCCGGCGCAGCCGGTCAAACATTACGCATGGGAACGCGGGAAAATCCCAGACCGGCACGAGCCGGACAGGAGGCAATTATGCCCGGATTAGAAGAAGCCAGCATTTACGAGGCCCTGGGCGTCACCCCGCAGGGTGAAGGCGCGAAAGAGCAGGAAGCCGCCAAGCCTGCCGAACAGGAGCCAACGAAGCCGGAAGGTGAAGGCGCGAAAGAGCAGGAGATCGCCGCCCCTGCTGCCGGAGACGGCAAACCGGAAGGCAAGAGCGTCCCGGAAGGGACAAGCCCTGCGCCCGAAGCAGAGCAGAAGAAGGAGGGCGAGGGAAGCAAGGAGGGCCTGACGGAGGAGCAGCGCAAGGAGTACGCCGCGCAGCGCCGACGCCAGGAGCAGCAGGACGCCATCGACCAGGCCGTGAATGACGCCCTGGCGAAGGAGAGGGAGAGAGTCAAAGCCGAGTGGGCGGCCTTCTTTGAAAAGGCGAACCTGAAAAACACCCTGACGCAGAAGCCCATTACCACGCTGGAGGAGTTCAACGCATGGGCCACGGACTTCGAGGCCGCGAAGCTCCAGCGCGATCTGCAAGCCGGCAAGCTGACGCCGGAAGGGCTGGAGCAGGTGATCGCCAAGTCCCCTGTCATGCAGCGGATGAAGGAGATCACGGACCGCGAGGAGGCGGCCAACCGCGAGCGCGACGCGGCGGCGGCACAGGCGAAGATCGACGCCGAGATCAAGGAGATCCAGAAACTGGATCCCAGCATCAAGGAGACGGCGGACCTTCTGAAAATGCCGAACGCCAAAGAGTTCTACGAGTACGTCAAGAAGGGCAACACATTCCTTGACGCCTTCTACCTGGCGAACCGCGAGCGACTGGCCGAGCGCACGGCGGAAGCAGCGAAGCAGCAGACCATGAACGCGGCGAGGAGCAAGGACCACCTGAGCGCCACGGGCGCGGTGCGCGGCACCGGAGCCGCGAGCGTGCCGGCCGAGGAAATGGAGCTCTTTAAGCTGCTGAACCCGAACGCGACCGAAGCGGAAATCCAGGCGTACTACAACAAAACCAAAAAATGAGCCTCCGCCCTCCCGGCGGAGGACACGCCATAAGGAGGCAGAATTATGTTTGTTCCCCACAAAAACGCGGCGGGCAACGTGATCCCCTGGGAAGTGCTGCCGTGCAGCGCCATCACGCCGAAGATCGGCATGGCGCTCACGCAGAGCAGCGGCAAACTTGCCATTGCGACCGGCACCACCGCGCCCACCTACATTTCGATGGTCGAGAAGGACAGCGCCTGCGCTGCCGGCGACCTGATCCCCGTGATCCGCGTGGACCACGACACCATCTACGAAACCACCAACAGCGCCAGCTTTGCGTCGATCAACAAGGGCGACAAGGTGACGCTCCACGCCAGCAACGGTCTCCAGGTGACGGCGACCACGACGAACGGCGTGGCGGAGGTCGTGGACTTCGACGACGTGGCCGCGAGCGGCACCGGCGGCAAGGTCTACGTCCGCTTCTAATCTGGAGAAAGGAGACAGAGACACATGAAGATCGTATTTTCTGAGGGCTCCGGCGTCAACGACAGCGTGTACGGCAAGTGCCAGGCGCCCATTCGCATGTTCCTGGAGCAGCGCGGCGAGCAGTTTGAGCAGGAGAGCGTCCTGAAAAACCTGTTCAGCATGGGCAAGAGCGACAACTACGGCGACCTTATGACCACCATGACCGCTATGGACGGCTTCGATCCCGTGGGCGAGAACGGCGCCTACCCCACCGACGGCATGGAGGAGGGCTACAAGAAGCTGCTGGTCTACGAGACCTGGAAGGACAGCTTTGCCCTGTCCGCTGAGATCATGGAGGACGCGAAGCTCATGGATCTCAAGAAGAAGCCGGCGGCCTTTATGACCGCATACAACCGCACGCGCGAGCGTTTTGGCGCCTGCCTGTTCGGCAACGCGATCAAGGGCAACACGGCGGCGGCCTTCCGCGGCAAGAGCTTCGACATCACGAGCGCGGACGGCGTGACGCTGTTCAACGCCTCTCACCCGGCGAAGGTGGCGGGCGCGGCGCAGTCCAACCTGTTCGCGGACTCCTTCTCCGCTGCCAACCTGGGCAAGATGGAGACGGTCATGCACCTGTTCCGCGGCGACAACGACGAGATCCTGGACGTGGCCCCGGATACCATCCTTATCCCGGAGCTGGCCAGCCTGAAAAACGACGTGTTTGCCGCCATCGGCGCGGACAAAGATCCCGCGACGAGCAACAACGCCTTCAACTACCAGTACGGCCGCTGGACGGTCATTGTCTGGCCGTACCTCAACCAGTTCATCACGGCCGGCACGGCGCCGTGGATCATGCTGGACAGCAAGTACAACGAGGAGTACGGCGGCGCGGTGTGGAATGACCGCATCCAGCTCGCCGTCCGTTCGACCATCGACGAGAACACCGACGCGAACGTGTGGCGCGGCCGCAGCCGCTTCAACGCGACGTTCAACGACTGGCGCTTCGCCTGCGTTGGCGGCATCAGCGGCGCCGGCAATCTCCCGGCGTGATGATCGGCGGGAATACCTGAGCCGCGAAGGGCAGGGGCCGAAAGCTGCCCCTGCCCTTTTTCAGCAAGGAGGAAAGCATGAGCTACAAAATCTGCGTTTACGCAATCGCCAAGAATGAGGCCGCCTTCGTGGACCGCTTCTGCGACAGCGCGGCGGCGGCGGACTATATCGCGGTGCTGGACACCGGATCCACCGACGACACCGTGGCCAAGCTGGAGGCGCGCGGCGCCATCGTGCAGCAGAAGATCATCGAGCCCTGGCGCTTCGACGAGGCGCGCAACCGCAGCATGGAGCTGATCCCGGACGATACGGACATCTGCGTGTGCGTGGACCTGGACGAGATCCTGCTGCCGGGCTGGCGCGAGGCGCTGGAGAAGGCATGGACCGACACGGCGGAGACCGGGCGCTTCACGAACATCCGCAGCCGCAACGGGGACGGAACGCCGGGCACGGCGTTTTTCCATACCAAACTGCACCGGCCGGGCGTCGTGCGCTGGAAATACCCCGTGCATGAGGTCCTGGTCCGCGTGGACGGGAGACCTGGCGGCGCGGACGTTACCGTGGCGGACATGGCCGTGGAGCACCTGCCGGACAAGACCAAGAGCCGCGGCCAATACCTTCCCCTGCTGGAGATCGCGGCGGAGGAGAACCCGGAGGACGCGCGCTGCGCGCATTACCTGGGCCGCGAGTATATGTACTACGGCCGCTGGGACGACGCCATCCGCGAGCTGACGAGACACCTGGAGCTGCCGACGGCAACGTGGCGCGAGGAGCGAGCTGCAAGCAAGCGATACCTGTGCCGCTGCTACGCCGGAAAGGGCGACAAGACGGAGGCCATGCGCTGGGCCACGCGAGCCGTGTGCGAGCAGCCGGCGCTGCGCGAGGACTGGTACGAGGCGGAGAAGGCCGCGTATGAGCTGCGCGACTGGAGCGGCGTGCGCTACTACGGCGAGCACGCGGCGGCGATCACAACCAGGTCCACCGTCTGCATCAACGAGCAGGAGGCATGGGGCGCAGGCGTTCACGATCTGCTGGCCCTGGCCTACTGGAACCAGGGAGAAATGGCGAAGGCGCTGGAGAGCGGCGAGAAGGCCGCGGCGCTGGCGCCGGAGGACGAGCGCATCCGGCGGAACCTGGAGTTTTACAGAAAGGGGGCGGGTGCATGACCGTCAAGGAAGCAATCGACGCGGCGGACGACGTGAAGCCCAACGCTTTCACGACCGCCACCAAGATCGCGTGGCTGAACAAGCTGGAAGGGACAATCGCCTCCGAAGTGTTCCTCATGGCACCGGCGGAGGTCCAGCAGTTCAAGTACACCGAGGACAACATGAGCGCGGAGCTGCTGGTGGCCGCGCCCTACGACGACATCTACGAGCTGTACCTGGAGGCCATGATCGACCAAAAGAACGGCGAGTACAACAAGTACCAAAACACCATGCAAAGCTACAACGCCCGCTATGCGGATTTCGTCTGCTGGTTCTGCCAGACCTGGGATCCCGTGCAGGGCTACATGAAGGAGGAAGTGATCTATGGGACTGTATGACAACGCGCCCTACTACATCACGGCATACGGCCTGGCGGTCAAGCGCGGCTTCGTGGGCACGCTGGACGAGTGGCTGGCGAGCCTGGTGGGCCCTACCGGCCCGGCGGGCGCCGGCGTCGTAATCAAGGGCACCTACGAGACGCTGGCGGACCTGCAAACGGCACACCCTACCGGCCAGGCGGGCGACTATTACAATGTCGGGACCGAGGAGGACGGCTACACCACCTACTATTGGGACACCGAGGCGGAGAGCTGGGAGAGCATTTCCATCGTCGGCCCGACCGGTCCGAAGGGAGACACCGGCGACACGGGCGATACCGGAGTCCAGGGACCTATCGGCCCGACCGGGCAGACCGGTCCGACTGGCGATACCGGCCCGACCGGAGACACCGGCGAGAAAGGCGACACGGGTGACACGGGACCGCAGGGCCCCACCGGCCCAACCGGCGATACCGGCCCGCAGGGCACCGGCGACACCGGCCCGCAGGGCCCCACCGGCCCGACCGGCCCAACCGGCCCCACCGGCGATACCGGCCCGCAGGGTACGGGCGATACCGGCCCGACAGGCCCCACGGGACCGACTGGCCCCACGGGAGACACCGGCGACACCGGCCCCTCCGGTCCTACCGGACCGACCGGCCCCACCGGCCCGACGGGCGATACCGGCCCGCAGGGCTACACCGGCCCCACCGGCCCAACCGGCCCCACGGGACCGACAGGCCCCACCGGCCCGACGGGCAGCGGCTTCAAGATCCTGGGCTACTACGCCAACCTAACGGCGCTGGAGGCGGACGTGCCAAGCCCGTCGGCGGGCGACGCCTACGGCATCGGCAACAGCAGCCCATACGACATCTATGTGTGGGACGGCGTTAATTCCGAGTGGGTGAACAACGGCGCCATCCAGGGCGCGAAGGGCGACACCGGCGACACCGGCGACACCGGATCCCAGGGGCCGGCGGCCACCATTGAGATCGGCCAGGTCGAGACGCTGGCGCCGAACATGAACGCCTACGTCACGAACGTCGGCACGCAGCAGGCGGCGACCTTCAATATCGGCATCCCGAAGGGCGCGACCGGCCCGAACGGCGACACGGGCGACACCGGCCCGACTGGTCCTACCGGGCCGACCGGCCCCACCGGCGATACCGGCCCGCAGGGCACGGGAGACACGGGCCCCACCGGCCCGACGGGACCGACCGGCGACACCGGACCGACCGGCGATACCGGCGATACGGGTGACACGGGCCCGATCGGCCCGACCGGCCCCACCGGCGACACCGGCCCGACGGGAGACACGGGAGATACCGGCGACAAGGGTGACACCGGCCCGACCGGCCCCACCGGACCGACTGGAGACACGGGAGACACGGGCCCGACCGGACCGACTGGAGACACCGGCGACACCGGCCCGAACGCGGTGAGCAGCAGCACGGCCACGAGCTTCAACGGCATCCTGTTCGGCAACGGCGCGACCGTGGACGCGGTGACGGGCGGATCGACTGACCAGGTGCTGACCAAGACCGCGAGCGGCTACGCCTGGAAGAACGCCAGCGGCGGCTTCAAGCCGCAGATCGTGGTGACGGCGCCGACGGGCTCCACCGTGACGATCACGAAGGGCGGCACGACGATCACGGGCACCGAGCAGAGCGGCGTGTGGTATATCGACGTGCCGGACTACGGCACCTGGACCGTGACGGCCACCAAGAGCGGCAGCACGAGCGTCGATACCGTGAACGTCACGGAGGTCAAGCAGTACCCGGTCGAGGTCGTGTACGTCAACGCGACGCTGAACAGCAACAGCTGGGCCGACATCAGCACGATTGCGAAGAAGGGCACCGGCGCCAACTACTGGAGCGTGGGAGACACCAAGAGCGTCGCGCTTTCCGGCACCGTCGGCACGCTGGCCGTGAGCGGGAGCTACGACGTGTTCATCATCGGCTTCAACCACCAGGGCGTCAAGGGCATCACGTTCCAGGGCTTCAAGGCGAGCGGGACGGACGTGTGCCTGTGCGACAGCTACTACAACCAGTATCAGAAGTACGACGGCACCAAATACTTCCAGCACAACCATTGGGGCCCGTCGCAGTACGGCAAGAACTACGGCGGCTGGAAGGGCTCCGAAATGCGCTACGACATCCTGGGCAGCACGAACAACCCGCCCACCGGCTACGGCAGCGCGAACAGCGACACCGGCCGCACGGGCTACGACGCCGGCGCGACGACGCCGACGAGCCCCGTGGCCAATACGCTCATGGCGGCCCTGCCTTCGGCGCTGCGCGCGGTGATGCGGCCCATGACGGTCTACACCGACAACGTGGGCAACAGCAGCAACGTCAACGACCACATCAGCGCGTCCGTCGATTACCTGCCCCTGCTGGCCGAGTTTGAAATCTTCGGCGCCAGGACCTACGCCAACGAGTACGAGCAGAACTACCAGGCGCAGTATGACTACTACAAGAACGGCAACAGCAAGGTCAAGTACAAGCACGCGGAGACATCCGCGGCCGCGACGTGGTGGGAGCGTTCGCCTCTTGCGACCAACGACCGTGACTTCTGCCGTGTGAGCGCTTCCGGCGCTGCGACCGACAGCACTGCCTCCCATTCGCGTGGGCTCGCCCCGGCTTTCATGCTCTAATCGTCAATCCAAAAAATCCCGCGTCCGAAAGGGCGCGGGATCCACGGAAAGGAACCGAAAACCATGTCAGTCCTCAAAGCAAAGCGGTCCGAGAGCAAGGCCGAGTACATCAACAAGGCCAACGCAATCTACATCCACACGATCAACTTTCTATCCAGGCTTTCCGCGCGGTATTCCCGGCTGCTGGCCGGCACGATCTCAACGCTGGCCGGCGAGGTCGTGGACCACGCGGAGAAGGCCAACAGCATCTACCCGTCCGACGACGTGAGACGGCAGCTGCGCGAGCGGCACCTGCTGGAGGCCAGGGCGTCGCTCATGGCGCTGGACGTACACCTGGCGCATTGTTACTCGCTTATGCAGCTCAACCCGGCCGGATGCTTCCAGACAGGAAGCGGCGCGCCGGTGAAGGCGAGCGAGGCGAAGAAGAAGCTGGACCACATGGCCGAGGAGCTGGGTGAGCTGATCGACGCGGAGAACGCGCTTTTGACAAACGTGCTGAAAAGCGACAAGGACCGCAAGACCAAATGATCCTTTGGGTGTATCTCTGACAAACCCGCCGGATGGGTGTCTCCATCCCTGCCACGGCCGCGAATTGGTGGGAGCGTTCGCCTAATGCGACCAACGACAATAACTTCTGCAATGTGAACACTTCCGGCGCTGCGAACAACAACAATGCCTCCAATTCGCTTGGGCTCGCCCCGGATTTCGTAAGCCGGTTATGCCGGCGCAGGTCAAACGCAGTAGCCAGAAAGGCGAGACAGACCTTTACGAAAGGAGAGATATTTCCCGTGTCGAAAGACCGAAACAGTTTCTTGATGCTGACGCACGAACGCCGCGCCGCCGGAGGGCGGCCGCGTGCATGGCGAGGGACGTGCCTCACCCCGTTTCATGTGCAGCAGCTAAGCAGGTTAGACGGCACCCTACAAGATACCTGCACGAGGAACGAAACCCCATGAGCAGACGAAAAGGACGATATGAACGACGCGCGGCGCGCCGGCGCGAGAAACACGAGGCGCGCTGCGCCGAGATCGGAGGGCTTGACGAGGTTTTCAGTTATTCCAACCTGTTCCGCGCAGGGCGCGCGTGCTGCAACAGTGTCCGATGGAAGAACAGCGTGCAGCGGTTCGAGCTGCATCTGTTCTCCGGGACGGCGAAGCGGCGGCGGGACATCCTGACGGGCAGGCACAGGTGGGCCAACTACGTCCACTTCATCATATCCGAGCGCGGCAAGACGCGGCCCATAGACGCGCCGCGCATCCAGGACAGGCAGATACACAAGGCATTTACGCGCGAGGCGCTGCTGCCGCTGTACCAGCCGAGCATGATCTACAACAACGGCGCGAGCCTGCGCGGCAAGGGCTTCGAGTTCACGAAGCGGATGCTGCGCGACGAGCTGCGGGCACACTACCGGAGGTACGGGCGCGAGGGCTGGATCATCCTGATCGACTTTCAAAAGTTCTTTCCGAGCGTGAGCCACGAGGAGATCAAGAAGCGACACAAACGCTATCTTCTCAACGAGGAGCTGCGGGCGTTCGCGGACGGCATCGTGGACACCGTGCCGGGCGGGATCGGGATGCCGCTGGGCGTGGAGCCGAGCCAGGCGGAAATGATCGCCTTCCCTTCCCCGCTGGATAACTTCATCAAGTGCCAGCTGGGGCTAAAGGGCGGCGGACACTACATGGACGACTACTACATCATCGTGCCGCCGGCGCGGGATCCGCGGGAGATCATGCAGCAGGTGATCGAGAAGGCGGAGGAGCAGAAGCTGACCGTGAGCAAATCGAAATCCCGCATCGTGCCATTGACCAGGGGCTTCCGCTTCTGCAAGGTCAAGTACGAGCTGACCGAGAGCGGCAAGGTGGTCACGCACGGAAACCGGAAGGCGCCGCGGCGGGCGCGCAAAAAGATCCGCGTGTTTCACGAGCGCGTCGAGAACGGGGCCATGACCTACATGGACCTGTGGACGAGCGTGAACGGGATGCTTGCCTACCTGGAGCAATACAACGACCACGAGAAGGTGCTGGAGCTGCGGCGGGTATTCTACCGGACCTATGGCTTCTCCTGCGAGCACTACGAAACATTCAGACAAAAGGAGCTGGAAAGATGCAGTACATCACACACAGACGATTTAAGGCGGAGGCAGACTGCGGCATCGTGAACCTGCCATACGGCACGGAGATCGAGGAGCGCGGCGGCTGGCTCTTTCACGGGGACAAGCGCCTTTGCACCGCGACAAGCGAGAACGCGCACCAGTATTTCGCCAGGAACGACGACGGCGAGGGCGCGCTGCGCGGCACGCTGACGCAGGCGATCCAGAAGGAGCTGCGCCTGCGCGAGGGCGAGACGCCGACGCGCCGGAGCGAACGCTGGGAGAAGGTATGGAGCGATCCTGTCTGCCAGCAGTACAGACGGCCGGAGCACGCGGACTATTGGCTGTGGAACCACGCATTTTTCAACGCTCCGATTGAGGACCTACAACATATCGCGGCCCTGGTGGGCGCGCGGAAAGGAGCTTGATATGTATAGACTCATTATGACCAGGAACGGCGCGGAGGCGGGCATGACCGAAAATCCGCGCTTCATCAAGAGATCGAGCGCCGGCGTCTACGTCGAGACGGACGAGGCGGCGGCCGAGGGCGTGGCCTACAAGGGCACAGCCTACAACCTCCAGGGCAGGACCGGCGTGGGCGCCGAGGAGACCGTGATGCTGATTTCCTTTGACAGCGGCGACATCGGCGTGGAGGCCAAGAACGCGAGCGACGTGGCGGCCATTGGCTTCGTCACCCTGGCGGAGGCCGGAGACATCGACGACGCCACGGCCGGCGAGCACGCGGACCTGTTCAGCCCCTGGGAGCCGGAGACGGAATACCAGGCAGGCAACCTCCGCACCTATGAACAAAAGCTCTACCGCTGCATCCAGGCGCACAAATCGCAAGCGGACTGGACGCCGGACGTGAGCGCGAGCCTTTGGACGCGGGCGGCGGATCCGGCCGAGGAGTGGCCGGAGTGGAGCCAGCCCGTCGGAGCTGCGGACGCCTATGACCAGGGCGCGAAGGTGAGCCACAACGGGAAGCATTGGACGAGCGACGTGCCGGCGAACACCTGGGAGCCGGGCGTCTACGGCTGGACGGAGGTGTGATATGGAAGAACACATCACCGTGACGCAGATGGCGCTTGTGGGCGTCCTGTCTGCCGTCGGAGCCATGTGGGACAAGATCGGATGGCTCATTCTGCTGTGGGCGGTCACGATGATCCTGGACTACGCGACCGGGACGCTGGCGGCGCTGCGAAATAAGGAATGGAACAGCGACCGCGCGCGGGAGGGCATCTGGCACAAGGCCGGGATGCTGGTGGTCGTGATCGTGGCGGGATTGTTCGACGTGGCCATTAAGGAGATCACCGCAGCGGCAGGGATCGTCCTGCCGTTCGATATGCTGGCGCTGCCGATCATTCTGTCCTGGTACACCATTACAGAGCTGGGCAGCATCCTCGAAAACGCAATCAAGATGGGCGCGGACAACGTGCCCGACTGGCTGAAAAAGGGCTTGAAGATCGCCGGCGATACGATCAACCAAACCGGAGAAGGCGGCTTTGGGAAGAAGGAGAAAGGCGGAAAGAAATGAACGAGATCATTGAGAAGATCGCCTATGTCCCCTGCAACGCGGCGAACCACGGCGGGCGCCGCGACAAGAGCGCCATTAAATACCTGGTGTACCACTACACCGGCAACGATGGCGATACCGCTATGGCGAACGCCAAATACTACGCGGAGGCGAAGGTGGAGGCGAGCGCGCACTATTTCGTGGACGACACGAGCGTTGTGCAGAGCGTGGGCGACCTGACCGTAGCCTGGGCCGTCGGCGGGAAGAAGTGGGCCGACTGCGACGAGACCGGCGGAGGGACCATGCACGGCATCGTGACGAACACGAACAGCCTGAGCATCGAAATGTGCGACACGCACCGGGACGGAGAGATCATGGCGAGCCCGGAGACGCAGGAGAACGCGCTGGCCCTGGGCAGGATGCTCATGGACCGCTACGGCATCCCTATCGAGAACGTGGTGAGGCACTTCGATGTGACCGGGAAATACTGCCCGCGCTACTTCATGGACAACGACAAGTGGGCCGCCTTCAAGGCGAGGCTCACGGACGAGGAGGACGACGTGAAACGCTACAACACAATCCAGGAGATCGAGAAGGAGGCGCCCTGGGCCGCACCGACCGTAAACAAGCTGATCGCCAACGGCTGCCTGAACGGAACCGGGACGGGCCTGGACCTGAGCATGGATATGTTGAGGCTGCTGGTTATCAACGACCGGGCCGGCTGCTACGGCGCGTAATGCAAAGGCCCGGCTTTCGCCGGGCCACACCCCTATGTGAAGGAGGAGACCTATGGCTTCCAACTGGCTCTATATCGACACCAACTTCCCCACCTTCACCGGCGAGGAGAGCACGGACGAGAAAGTAACAACGATCCAAAACTATATGTTTATGCTGGTCGAGCAGCTGCGCTACACCCTGCACAACCTGGATCTGAAAAACATGAACGGGACGGCCGTGGAGCAGTTCAAGAACGAGCTGACGGAGCCGATCTACGCGCGCATCGAGGACGACGAGGGCAACATTTCGCAGCTCGCCCTGACGGCGCAGGACCTGACCGCGCGCATGAGCGACGCGGAAGGCAACATCACAACGTTGCAGGTCACGGCGCAGGGCCTGGTGTCCACCGTCTCCAACCAGGCGGGACAGATCAGCAGCTTGCAGCAGACGGCGAGCGGCCTGAGCGCCACCGTGGCCAACCAGGCCGGCGAGATCAGCAGTTTGCAGCTCACGGCGCAGGGGCTGGCGTCTCGCGTGACGAACGCGGAGGACGACATCAGCTCCTTGCAGCAGACGGCAAACAGCATCAGCGCCACCGTGGCCAGCCAAGCGGGGCAAATCTCCTCGCTCCAGATCACGACGAGCGGCCTGAGCAGCACCGTCTCCAATCAGAGCGGGCAGATCAGCAGCTTGTGGCAGACGGTCAACGGCTTCTCGCTGAGTGTGTCGAACGGCAGCATTTACTCCACGCTGTCGCTGAAATCAAACGGCGTCGTGATCTCCAGCGCCAACATCACGCTTACGGGCATGGTGACGTTCATGGACCTGAGCACCAACGGCTGGTCCACGATCAACGGCGGCAACATCACCACCGGGACGATCATGGCGAACAACGTCGGCGTCAGCAACCGCTTCTCGCTCTACTCCGGCGGCTGGCTCTACGGCTACATGGGCTGCGGCTACGGCATGGACGGCGACGGCAACTACACCTACGGCGCCCTGCTGGCCAGCGCGAACGACCGAAATTATATGATCGCCACCAACGCCGGCGTGCGTATGACGGCCAACAGCACGTCCATCTACTGCGTGTCGGGAGGCCCGCACGCGACGGCCAACATCATCGTGGACTCCGACCGGAACGTGAAACACGACATCGGCTACGACATGGAGAAGCTGGAGGCGTTCTTCCAGGAGCTGCGGCCGTGCCGCTACCGGCTGAACAAGGAGTTTGACGGACGGCTGCACACGGGATTTATCGCGCAGGACGTGGAGGAGGCGCTTGCGAAATCGGGGCTTGCCTATGACGACTTCGCCGGCCTGGTACGAAACCCGCGGCTGGATCCTGAGTACAGCCTGGCCTATGGGGAGTTCGCGGCGCTGAACACCCACATGATCCAAATGCTCATTAAGCGCGTGGAGGCGCTGGAAAGGAGAGCGGCATGAAAAGACTGATCGAGGAAGTTGACAAGCTCCTGTCCCTGCTGGAGGTCCGCGGCGACTCCGTGATGCTCCTGGCGGACGCGCGGAAGATCCTGGGCGAGGTCTACCGCATGGCGCCGGAGGAACCGGAGAAGAAGCCGGAGGAAGGGAGCGAGAAGAAATGAAGCTGCCGAGCATGGTCTACGGCGACAACATTGTGAAGGGCAAGCAGGTCGCATTTGCGGGGCTGAACCACAACCTGGGCGCCGGCGACGGCGACCTGTGGGACATGAGGAACCTGACGAGCGACTACTACCCCCTGCTGGCCACACGGCAAAAGCGCCGGCTCTATCAGACGCTGATGCAGCCCTACGGCATCTTCTCCTGGGACGGGCTGGCCTGGGTAGACGGGACGACCTTCTACTACAAGGGCGCGGCGAAGGGCACCGTGACGGCCACCAAAAAGACCTTTGCAGCGCTGGGCGCCTACATCGTGATCCTGCCGGACAAGAAGTATTACAACACCCTGACGGACGAGTTTGGGAGCCTGGAGAGCTCCTGGAGCGGATCCAACGTCACGTTCACGAACGGGCAGCTGTACGGCGAGGCGGCGGAGGCAAACTGCATCCAGCGGTCCGGCGTCACCTGGTCCAACTACTTCAAGCCGGGCGACGCGGTGACGATCTCCGGCTGCACGAAGCACCCGGAGAACAACAAGACGCCGATCATCCGGGAGATCAGCGGAGACAAGCTGTACTTCTACGAGTACGTTTTCACGCTGGACGGAGACGGCACCACGCCGTACATCGAGACAGGGAGCATCAGCATCAAGCGGACAATGCCGGATCTCAAATACGTCTGCGAGAACGAAAACCGGCTTTGGGGCTGCGACGACACCACGATCTACGCGAGCAAGCTGGGCGACATCTTCAACTGGAACGTGTACGACGGCCTGGACACCGACAGCTATGCGGTGGACACCGGGAGCGCGGGAAAGTTCACGGCCTGCGTCTCCTACCTGGGCTACCCGATTTTCTTCAAGGAGGACCACATCTACAAGGTGTACGGGAGCCTGCCCAGCAATTTCGAGTTGATGGGCAGCGCGACGCTGGGCGTGGCCAGCGGGAGCGAGCGGAGCCTGGCAATCGCGGGAGAAATGCTGTTCTACCTTTCGACCGCGGGCTTTGTGGCATACTCCGGCGGGATCCCGCAGCCAATCGGCCAGGCGTTCGGCCTGGACAGACCGGCCAACGCCGTCGGCGGGAGCGACGGGCTGAAATACTACGTCAGCGTGGAGGCGCTGGGCGGCCGGCGCTTCTGCGTGTACGACGCGCAGAAAGCCA